GGTAATATGTGGTAATATAGCCCAACAAAGGAGATTTTATGGATATTTTTCTTGAATTAAAGACGGAATTTGGAACGCTTTACAAGCTGGCTATCCTTTTAGGCATAAGGGAAACAGCAATTTATCAGTGGAAATCTAGAACAAACATTCCAATTAAGCACGTTAGAAGAATTGAGGAGCTGTCAAATGGTCGAATTACTAGAGAAATGCTAAGACCTGACATTTTCGCAAAGGGTTAAAAATGGTTTGGGAATCTTACGATTTGATGAATAACAAAGAAAAGATGCCTTACATACCAGGTGTTTATGCGGTTTATTTTGATAATGCTTTGGTTTATATCGGATCAACCAATAATTTAAAAAATAGATTTTCAGGTCATTCTTTTCGTTATGGATATGCAAAAAATATACATACGCCTTGGCAAGATATTCCTAATTCAACTGTGATAACAGTCAAATTTAGGGCTACTAAAAAATTAGGTGAATGGGCTATGCGTGAAGTTCGCCTTATTTATAGATTAAGACCATTATTTAATACGCATCACAAAGGAAGAAAAACAAAATGAAAAGACCATCTTTTCAGTTTTATCCAAGCGATTGGCTAAGAGATACAGCATTAAGGACTTGCTCTGTAGCAGCTCGTGGATTATGGATTGATATGATTTGCTATATGCACGAAGGTTCTCCTTATGGTTATTTAAAGGTTAACAATAAGGTTATCCTTCCTCAAAACCTTGCTAGAATGGTTGGTCTAACCTTAGATGAAGTTCAAGGTTATTTGCACGAATTAAATGATGCTGGTGTTTATGAAATTGATTCTGGTGGTTCTATTTATTCAAAGCGAATGATTAGGGATGAAGTGCTTAGAAACAAAAGGGCTGAGGGCGGTAAGCTTGGTGGAAACCCTAATCTTAAGGTTAAGCATAAGGTTAACTTAAAGGTTAAACAAATTATAACCCCTTCATCTTCATCTTCATCTTCATCTTCTAATATAAAACCTATGCCTGTCGGCTTTGATTTATTTTGGGATGCTTATGATAAAAAAGTAGGCAAACCAAATTCATTGAAGGCATGGTTAAAAATAACCTTCAAAGACGATTTATTACAAAAAATTGTTGAAAAGGCTAAAGCAGACAAAAAAGCCAAGCCTGATAACAAATTTCGTAAAGATCCTGAACGCTGGTTAAAAGGTCAGCATTGGCTAGATGAGGTGGTAATTGAGCAAGCTTCTGAAGAAAAGCTAATGCCTTTAGGTACTGATGCTCAGATTGAGCAAGCTTATCGGATTGAATGTGGAGGTGATCCCAGTAGAGCAAGATTCAATAGTTATCAGGAAATGAGGAAGTTTGTTCAGGAGTTTAGGGATAAGCGGATTAGGAATGGACACTAAAAGTGAAAAATACCGACACCAATGCGAAGTTAGGTTTTTGCTTTCAATCAGGCATAGATTCGGCCTTGGAGAAATACGAAAGTTGTTATCTAACCCAAAATTTGCGCCAAGACTCCATCAAATCCAGTTCGACATGGCAGAACAATGGCGAAAAGGCAACAGAGGAACAATCAAAGGACAATGGCTATGAATCTTGAACAATTAACTGAAAACAGGGTAGAAGAAGCCCTAATTAAGCTTTCTTCTACAGACGAATCTCATGCAGCTTGGGCTGGTCAAGTTAAATACCTTGAGGAAGGCTTAAAACAAGCCAAGAGCCATTCTTTCCTACTAGCTGATGGCACAGTAGCCGAAAGAGAAGCAAAGGCTCTATCAAGCGATAAATACGCACAGGCGGTATTGGCTTGGACTGAAGCTTTAAAGCAATTTAAGAAAATAGACAATGAACGCAATCATGAAATGCGGATTATTGATATTTGGCGCACTTTATCTTCTAATCGCAGACAAGGAAATATGTAAATGAAAGATTTTAGCCAACCATTTTTAGATGCAAAACGTCTTTTAGACGAATACTACAAAGCCATGATTGCTCAAGATAGAGCCACAGCTTATCAAATTGCCAATTCTTTTGTAGAAACTGCTTTAAAGCTAGAAGATATTGCTCATGCGGATTAAAAAGTTTGATCAAGCCCTTCATGATAAGTACGATCCACCAGCTAGAGCTGCGGTAGCTGAATGGATTTCTATGAAATGGGGGCTTACAGCTTTAGATAATCCTGATATTTATGGCACAGACTTAATTATTCATAGGGGCTCTGTTCCTGTAGGGTTTGCCGAAGTTGAGGTTAGATCTTGGAATCCCCATTGTCCTTTTCCTACAATTCATGTGCCTGTAAGAAAAAAACATATGCTAAAAGTACCTAAAACGCTGTTTTTTGCATTAAACCAAGATATGACTCATGCTTACTGGATCACAGGAACAAGGGCTTTAAGCTTTCCAACCATAGAAATGCGTGATGAAACTAAGCATGAAGCTTATTATGATGTTCCTAAATCATTGTTTAAATATGTCGATTTAACGGAACTTTTTTAATGGCAACCAAAGCAGAAAAAGAGATTTATGCAAAATTGGCACGATTGGGCTGCATATTGTGTAGGCAGCAAGGAGTTGAAACAACCGATACAGAAGTGGAAATGCATCACATTAGAAGGTATGGAGGAAAAAGAAATCTTGCGCCTGTCATCCCATTATGCGTTTACCATCATCGACTTGGAGATTCCAGTTATCACGCACTTGGGGCTAAAGGATTTACATCTTATTGGGGAATAAGCCCTGAAGAATTAATAGAAAAAACCAATGACTTATTACAAAAAACGAGTGGATGAAAATCAAAAACTCATATTTCATACATTTATTGCTTTAGGAGCTTCTGTTCTTGATTTATCCAGAGTAGGCCAAGGTTGTCCAGATTGCTTAGTGGGATATAAAGGAAAAACAGTTTTAGTAGAAATTAAATCTTCAAATAAAGCCAATTTTACCGAACCTCAGATTAAGTTTATGCAAACCTGGCGAGGTGGAGCAGTCAGTCGGATAGATTCAGTTGATGCTGCCATTAGATTAATTAAAATGCTTGACATAGGTTAAGATTGACCTAAAATTAACGGAGCTACGATTTGTAGCTTCTTTTGCAAAAGGAAAATTAAAATGGCAATGGGCAAAACAACTAATCCAAACAGCACTAAAGGCGTACCAGCCAAGGGTGTAGTAGTTCCTAAAGGTGCTGATGCAGCCGATACTAAAGGCGAACGTCATGCTAAAGCAGTTCGTGGCGGTGTAGCAATGGGCAAAGAAGATGCTATTGGCTCTGACAAAGAGTTCAATACTGGTCGTACTTCTGGTATCTGCTACGAACACAAGCGCACAGCTTATGGCGTAGAAGATAAATACGAAAAAGACCCTATGTAATGCGAAAGCCTTGGGTGCGTGACCTCCCAAGGCTTTCTAACCAAATAGTAATCGGAGAACTAGATGGCTGTAAAAGAGAATAAAGACAGTTGTAATTCCTGTCTATTTTTCGTTGTAGGTGAACGCATGGGAATCTGTAAGCGATTCCCTTCTGCCGTTAATAAATCCAATGACGATTGGTGTGGCGAATGGCAACTGACTGAAAGTCTAGCTTTAGAGCAAATAGTTCAAATGATGACTGAACCAGTATTGATTTCTGAACCAAAAAAGAAACCAGGAAGGCCAAGAAAAGCATGAAACTCAAGCCATTAGCAGACAAAATTGTAGTAAAACCTGATGTTCGTGAGCTTTCTAGCATTATTTTTGTTGATAACAAAGAAGTAGAAAACATGGGTACAGTCATAGCTGTAGGCCCAGGCAAAAAATTATCCAATGGTCGCAGAGAAGATATGCCAGTTGAAGTAGGCGCAAGGATTCGATTTGGCACTATGAATGATGATAAGGGTGAGGAGTATCTCAAATACTTCCCTTATGAAGAAGATGGAATTAAATACCTTGTAATGTCATGGATGGATGTGTGTTTTATGGAGGTTGAAAATGCTTAAATTCTTTAAAAAATGCTGGCCTTGGAAGTCAAAATCTATGACTGCTACTGAAATCATTACTTCATGGGCTAAATTTAGCAATGAAGATGAAAAACTTGCTGAACGAGAAAGAATATTTCAAGAAGGTATTAAACGCAAACCAGCCCTTAAAAAGGCTACAACTAGGAGCAAAACCATGCCACTCAAGAAATCAGCAAGCCCTAAAGCATTTAAAGAAAACATTAAAACTGAAGTAAAAGCTGGTAAACCAGTAAAACAAGCTGTTGCCATTGCGTACAGCGAAAAACGTGCAGCAACCAAGAAAACAACGAAAGGTAAAAAATGAACGTAACATTTACTATTGAACAACTAAACGCTATTTTGGCTTATTGCGACCAAATGCCGTATAGATTCGCTAAACCCCTGATTGACCAAATTCAGGCTATTGCTGCTCCACAGATCCAACAAGTACAAACTGAAGGTGCTGCTAATCCTCAAGTACAGGATGAGATTAATCAAGTTGAAGCTAATAGCGATTCAATGGCTAACGAATAACTGATTTTTAAAAATAAATATCAATTAAATCATGGACATGGAACAAACAAGAATCAATCATTCCTGATGAACCTAAAAAGGTAGGGGCTCCTATTGGCAATCAAAATGCTAAGAAGAAGCCTTTTACTGAACAGATGAAAAGGTTTATTCTTGCCAATCCTGAAAAGATGGAAAAGATTATTGAAGGAATTTTTAAAGAAGCTGAAGATGGAAGTCTTGCTGCATTAAGCATCATTATGGATAGAGTAGAAGGAAAGCCAATACAGGCTACCGACATTACTTCATCTGATGGAACAGTCATTAGCGCAATAGCTATGAGCTTTGTAGAGCCTGATGGAAACAAAGATTGACGAAAAAGGGGTTATTTGGCCCCAATTTCCTGCCAAACTTAAATGCCTATTTGAACCAAAAAACAGCCGTTATCGTGTTCTTTATGGTGGGCGTGGGGCTGGTAAATCTCATTCTGTAGCAAGAGCATTACTTTGCATAGGTGCATCAAGAACAGTCAGAATCTTATGCGCCAGGGAGTTTCAGACTTCCATTAAAGACTCAGTTCACAAGCTTTTAGTAGATCAAATCTACAATTTAAGGCTTGAAAGCCTATATGAGATTACTCAGACCTCAATTAGAGGAATAAATGGCACAGAGTTTATCTTTGCTGGCATCAAGAACAATATTAACGGCTTAAAGTCTATTGAGGGCATTGATTACTGTTGGGTAGAAGAAGCAAACAACGTAACAGCAGTTTCTTGGGATATTTTGATCCCTACCATTCGTAAAGAAAACTCAGAAATTTGGATTACTTTTAATCCAGAGCTACCAACTGATGAAACCTATAAGCGGTTTGTTATCAGCCCTCCTGATAATGCTGTAGTCCAAAAAGTTAATTGGTCAGATAATCCTTGGTTTCCTGAAGTATTGGATATTGAACGAAATAATCTAAGAACAAGGGATTTTGAGGCTTATCAGAATGTATGGGAAGGCTTTACAAGGTCAACCATTGATGGCGCTGTATTTGCTAAAGAAATGGCTAGAGCAGAGCAAGACCAACGAATAACCAATGTGCCTTACGATGCCACTAAGCCAGTAATGGCGGTATTTGATATTGGATGGGCTGATGCAACTGCGGTTTGGTTTGTTCAGTTTGTCGGCATGGAAACTAGGCTAATTCGTTATTTTGAAACAACTCAGACCACAATTAGCGAAATCTTAGCTAGGATGCAGACATTTGGTTATGTTTATGACACCTTATATTTGCCTCATGATGCTCAAAATAAGACTTTGGCAGCTAACGGCAGAAGCTTAGAAGATATAGTTCGCAACTCAGGCTATAACGTCAGAATTATTGGCAAAGTTCCTATTGCCGACTCAATTAACGCTGCAAGAACCATATTCGGATCATGCTATTTTGACAAAAATAATACGGCAGCAGGGCTAGATTGTTTGCGACATTATCGGTACGATGTAGATCCAGACACCAAAGCTTTTAGTCAAAAGCCACTTCATGACAATTATTCGCATGGAGCAGATGCTTTTAGGTACATTGGGCTTATGATTCAAGAGAAGAAAGTTGTGAAACGTAAGCCGATGAATTATGATGTGTCAAGCTGGATGAGCTAACAAGGAACTAATATGGCGGTCTATGACTCAGGCAATGGTGGTATCTATTCCACAGAAGATGGCGATGATTACGAATCAGGAGTAATTGAAGAAGCTAAAGAGTTTCTGCGATTTTGTTCCGACAATGATTCAAACAACCGAGTAGAGGCTTTAGACGATCTAAAGTTTGCTGGTGGTGATCAATGGCCTGTAGAAATCCAAAATAGCCGACTTTTAGAGTCTAGACCTTATTTGACCATCAACAAGATTGATGCGTATTGCCGACAAATTACTAATCAACAACGTCAGCAACGGCCTCGTATGAAGGCTCATGGCATGAATAATGATTCTGATGAGAAGGTAGCAGAGATCATTACAGGCATTTGCCGACATATTGAAAACCAATCTGATGCTGATTCTGCTTACGATAATGCTTTTGATTTTGCAGTTCGTATGGGATGGGGCTTTTGGCGCATTACTCATGACTATCCAAGACCAGATAGCTTTGATCAAGAAATATACATTAAGCGTATTGAGAACCCATTTATGGTGTATTTCGATCCTAATTCCAATGAACCTGATGGCTCAGATGCAGAGAAATGCTTGATTACTGAAGTGATCAGCAAAGAAGCTTTCCGCAAAATGTACCCAGGCGCAGATGATGGAGGCGGTTTTACTCCTCGTGGAACAGGCGATAGCCAAAGCGAATGGATTACAAGAGAAGATATTCGAGTAGCGGAATATTTCTATACAGAACGTAAGCGCATGAAATTGTTGCTTTTGTCTGATGGAACCACTTGCTATGAAGATGAAAAGCCTAAAGAAACAGTCATGCAAGATGCTGGCATTTATGTCGTTTCAAAGCGTGAAACCATTAAAAAGCAGATTAAGTGGTGCAAATTAACTGGTATGCAGATCCTTGAACAAAGGAATTGGGCTGGTAGTTACATTCCTGTTGTGCCTGTTTATGGTCAGCAGCTCATTGTGGATAGCAAAAAGAAGAAGTTTGGCCTTACTCGTATGGCTAAAGATCCACAGCGTATGTATAACTTCTGGTCAACTGCTCTTACTGAATCTGTTGCCCTTGCTCCAAAGGCAAAATTCCTCCTTGCAGAAGGTCAGGATGAAGGTCATGAAATGGAATGGAATCAGGCAAACATCAAGTCGATGCCTGTATTGCGTTATAAACAAACTGACTCTGAAGGCAGAACAGCTCCAGTTCCTACTCGTATTCAACCTGAACCACCTCCAGCAGGAATGGTTACAGCGTTACAAGGTTTAGATGGTGACTTGAAAGCAGTTGTTGGTATTTATGATCCAACTCAGCTTCCTAATGGTAATCAATCTGGAAAAGCCATAAATGGTATGCAACAGCAAACCGATATGACTAACTTCCATTATTACGACAATCTGACTAGTTCTAT